CTTCAGTTCGTTTTCTAGCCTTTTCTTTCTTAGGTTGGTTAGCATAGTAGTCTGTATCTCTACTAGGAATGATACCTGTTTCTTGCCCTGTCTCTCTTATGTAGATCCAGCCATCCCAATCAGCCGTAGGAAGTGGAAGACCTAGGATTCTAACTCCTACCTTACCATCTGCCTTCACACTTACAGGCCCTACTACAAACCAAGATGAGATATTAGGGCCTTCTAGATTATTACTCCTACCACCAATTCTTGCTACGGCTCGGTACTTCTTGTTGGGATCTAGCATTTTCAGCTCCTTTAGAATTAACTTTCTGTCTTCGGCTTGTGGAGTTCCGCTTTCGCCATGCGTCCCTTAATATCAGTATACCCACAGAGATCAGCGAAAGAGTCAGGCCCAGGATTATGCTTAATGCGGGCCAGCTTGAGAGCGCAGAGAACAGTAGCCACTCCATAGGGTTCGTATGTATTAGTATCATTTCTGTCCTTTATTGCGTTAGCAATCTCAGCAATCTCTTTGAAGTTTTGGAAGGGATCTCCATAGTCAAGATTGCGCTGACCATATACAAGCTTAACAGCCTCAAGAGCAGGGCTATCATTATGAATAGCTTGTACAATCTGAGGAGTAGGAATAGGAGGAAGCTCTGGTTCTTCAGGTAGCTTTTCTATGATAGTAGTGGTCTTTTTGAAAAGGTTATCATAGATAGGATTTCCTTGATCTCTAACACGAACAACAACTCTACCACCTTTTTTAAGAGCCATGTTATTTCCTTTCTGTAAGAGAAAACCCCCAGAGGGCCGAAGCCCCCTAGGAGAACTACATGCTTACATCCTACAGCTTACTCTGCAGCAGGAACTTCTTCCATCGGACCAAGGATACGGACTTGCGTATTCGTGTATTCCTTGCCATCCTTTCCTTTGCTCTTTTTGTTCTGAATCCGAGCTTTGAAAGAATAGTTTCCGGTGCTGAGTTCAGCCAAAGCATTAGCAACAGTGATGGAACCAATGTCACCCAAGATCGCCTTGGCTTTAGTCTTCCAGAACTTCAAACCCTGTTCATTCATCATGAAACGCTCACTGAACTTGTCTCCCTCATTAGGAGCTTGCTCAGTAGGATCTGCCAACTCAAGCGTATTCTTGACACTGTAGTAGTGAGCAAAACGCTTACGCTCTTCGCCTTCTTTGGTCTTATACTCTTCGATTGCAGCTTTGGTGATCGTGAGATTATACAGACCATCAGGCGGTTGTACAAAGCCAGGAGCCTCAGGAATATCCTCAAAGCTCATGTCGTTGACAGAATCCAGGTCCAACAGGGTTTCATTAGAGACTTCAGACATTTTCATTTCCTTTTGGGTTTAATGTCAAGAGAAGAAAACAACATAGAGAGATCCAGGTTTTTCTGGTCCTCTAACTTCCAATCACTTCTTGAGCCAGTTACAGTATCTTTACGATAGGTTGAAGATGAGCCTCCTTTATGAAGTCCAAGTTTAAGTTCAAGATACAACACATGTGAGAAGTACTTAGCAAAGGTACGTGAGAAATTCTTTGTTCCTACTTGAGGATAAAGCTTCTCCAGTTCCTTGTCATTCTCTTCATAGTCTACAGAAATACTGTGAGCGGATACAAGGAAGTTTGTAGATGCATTCTGAATTACAAGGCCAGCATCCGCAAGAACTCTACCTTGAGGTCCGTATTCATCCCAACCAGGTTTGAAATAATCTCCTTTTCCTAGGCAGTAATAGTTAAGAATAGAGATACTAAGAGCAGACATTGTATCGATTACAATTACATCTTCTGTAGTACACTTAGCAATATTGAAAAGCTGTCCTTGGTATTCTTTGGAGCCGGCCGCATCCTTACAAGCAACGCAGTTAATCTTTCCGTGCTCTTCACAGATAATAAGATCTTTCTTTACTGTGAGACACTTCATGATTGTCTCCATTGCACGAGGCTCTGAAGGCATATCAGGAATCTGATACACAGTAATCTTATCTGTTTCTTCAGCTTTCAGCTCTCCATTGAGTGCCATTGTTACAAGAGTATCTGATCCATTTTCAATATCAAACCAGAAGACTCTCTTTATCCAAGGTACTTTAGCAATGGTAGCCATAAGCTTTGTCTTGCCTGTTTTGGGTTCTCCATAGATAAGCATATTGAAGCAGTTCTTAGGCTGCTGAGTTTCTTTTACTGCCGCAGCTATAGCACTTAGTTTCATTTTTTAGGTTCCCATCTCCATCCAGAAAGTCCACAAAGCTGGTAGTCTTTAGTCATGTTACCGTATCTTTCTGTACTGCAGTTCCTACCTAGGACTCGGCCGGTAACAAGATCAACTCCAGCTACTTCAGGATGCATGCACATATGTACAAGCTTACCTTCATCATTATAGTGATGCTTACAGCTAAAACAAGGGCGCTTACGTCCTACTGCTAAAGCTCTTTCAACATCAGTAATACCACTAGGCTCTGGAGGATTGCCTTGCCCAGAAAATCCCTGTTGGTCCGCATTGTCCATGTAAGCTCCTAACCTGTGTGCAGAAAGATTTGAATTTACTGCATCTTCCTAGAGTTTTCTTCCAGGGTCCTTGATCGTAATGAGCACAGTCTATACAGTAGTTACCCTCAGTTTTAGGCAGGCTTGGATCCTTCGGCTGATCCTGGTGATCCGGTTGGTTCATATGCGTCTAAAGCCTTTCTAATGTCCCGCAGTTTGATTATTGCTGCCATTGCTTTAATAAGATCAGTACAAGCTGATGCAATTGTTTTTATAGCTTTCTCGTAGTCTCTTTGATCTATCATCAGACCTAGTTCATGATCCTTTAGGGTTTGCCTTGCTTGTAGAAGAAAATAAGAATAAGGCTGAGTCTCATCCTCTTCTCTTTTTATGGTAGCATTTATGATACCTTCTATATCAGCAGGCTTCCATCCTTCAGGCTTGAGAATCTTTCCATCTGCCCGTTTTACTATTGTATAGTCCCCGTTCTCTTGCTTGGTCCTTTTATTCATGTTGGCCGCATGAACAGCAGCATAGATATGTTCAAGAGGAACACCAATACAGTTAGCTAGTCCAGAGAGTACATAGATTGCATCAGCTATATCATCTGATATATGCGTAAGATAAGCCTTTGCTTCTTCTTTAGATGTAGCTCCCCCACTTCTTAGACCATCGATATGGACAAAAAGTTCTTTAACTACCTCTTCATCTATAAGCTTTTGCCAAAGTTTTATGTTATGATCTATGATAGGTACGTTGCAATAGCCCTTAGAGTAAGCAGTAACTACATCTGTGATCCTGAAGCGAGGTTGGCCGCAGGCAATCATAAACTCTTCCTGCAGCTTGTTGTACGAAAGGCTCATAGTATCTTTTCCTGAATGTATGCATCGAGTTTGTCTTGAAGAGCAGTATGAGCAATCTTAAATCCTGCTGCATTAGCATGCCCTCCACCTCCATACAGCTTAGCAATTGCAGAAACATCTGCTCCGAGATCTTTAGCAGACCGTAAAGAGAAATGACGATGCTCTGCAGAATCACTATAGCATACAGCCAGTTCAGCAGTTTTAGCTAGTATATTGCCACAGTCAGAAGCAAACTGCATAGGAACATTCAGAAAAGGTACATCTTTTAGAACACGCCCATCAGGAAGTTTCCAAGTAATGATTTGCTTTCCATGAGAGATAAGTTCATGGCAATCTTTCATATGCTTCCTGTCGATTGCTCTCCCTTCGGCCGCAAGTCTCTGCACATTCTCAAGGCTTGGGTCAACAACAATCTTATATAGATCTCCAAAGATATGATAAGGATAGGAAAAGAGAGCAGCATTTACATGCCGAATATGTTCCCAGTCTTCTCTTTTATCTTGCCAAAGATCTCTAGCTTGGATACAAGTAATAACAGGAGGACGGTGATCGTTAGGAAAGAACCAATCCCAGGTAAGCCCTGTTCCACTACGTCCCATATCAAAGATAACATCTGATAGAGTATTATACTGTTGCAGCACTCCTCTCATACCTTTTAAATCTTGTAAGGCTGTCTTATGATGATCCAAAAGGACAATCTTAGGACGACGACTGGAGGCTGCAAGTTTTACAAGCTCTTCAGGAGGATAAGAGAAGTCAAGGATATAGACTTCATCTGCATCAAAGACTTCAGCAGGAATAGGCTTTCCGTATTGTCCCCAACAGTAAGAGACAGACATAGCAGGACGCTCTTGTAGAAAGTATGAACGAAGGACTGCGGCCGCTCCGAATCCATCCATACACTGTGCATGTGAAATACAAACAACAGAAGAATGCTCCATTACAGATCCTCTAAAGTCATGGTTTCAGGTTCTTCCATAGCTGGTGCAGGAAGTGATACTCTTGCGAGATGTTCATCGACAATTTCATCAAGATCAAACACAAAATCATATGTCTCTTCTACTTCAGGGATAGGTCTTTTCTGATGGGTAAGACTCTCCATTTGACAGTTGCCATAAAGATGACAAGGACGATTAAAGCTTACGCAGCTTTTTCCTCGCATGGGCCACAAGTCTAGCTCTTCTAACTGCTCTAGTCTTTGTACATCTAGACCGTAAGCAACAAACCACTTCAGTCTATCTGTTAAGGTCTTTGCAAAATTGAAAGTATATACGTCAGGAACCGGATCCTTGCCCTTATCACGTACAACGAGATATACCACACCATACCGGGATTGC